CGGCATTGTGTAGCGATCTGGGAGTTCGCGCGTTGGAGGAGCTCGTTGAGCGCGGAACGTCGGTCCTTGGGAGCGTTTTCTATGTCGGCGAGAATCTCCCTATGTTGCGCTACAAGATCAAGAAGCTTGTGCTGAGCCTCCTCGAGCGGTGTAGGAGTGTTGGCACCAGAGCGAATGTGGCTATTACCGAGTTCAGCTTGGATAGCGTGTACTTGGGCTGTGGAGATGAAATAACCTCGGGTGGTGCCTATGCGAATCTCGGTGTTGGTGGTGACTTGGTCGAGAATGTTGATAATGGCGTGAGACATTTGGAAAGGGAAGTTGTGGCCGCTGGTGTCGCGAGACTGTATCTTTCAGCCTTGGAGAATAAAAGAGAGTACAAGACCGGACGGCGTTCAGTCGTTGCAGTGCCGGAATGACGTCCGGTTTGGTCATGCCCAGCTATGACCTTTGTGGCGATAACCCACGCTCCTCATTCGGGGTTTGCTACGGAATACGATCCTCTTGCTGAAGGAGGGATATTTTGCCCGCATTTTCTGACCCGTTATGATCTTCCGTCACAGACGGGGAGTTTTGTGCTGGTAAGCTCAGCGCCCCGCCACGCACACACGATGGGAACCACCCCAGTGTACCTACGGCATCGCTGCCGGACTAGACTTACTAAAAGAGCGGACGGCAGTTTAGAGACATGCCAAGGTCGGGCAGGTGGTGCTGCCCGGGTATAAGTGTTTAAATGTTGAAAGTTCGTCGCGCGAACTCCAAATAGTGTTGAGTGGCGCGCACGTGTTGGTCATGATCTGAGACGCGGGGGCCTAGCTCCCGAAGAGCGTCACTGATCGAGTTCCAGTACTCGGGATCGTTACGGCCCAAGGCAAGTCCATTCTGTGCGCGATGCATGACCACGATTGGGTCGATGTATATGTCTTCACCGCCTATATGATACCCGCAGAAAACAGACTCGTACTCGATAAGACGCTTTGGGACCATTTTCCACTGCTTGGCGTGGAATCCAGGTTGGTAGCGCCAGGATCCAAGGACTGCCCCGTCGTCGCCTGAAAATGCGGCCGTAGTGCGTTTTGGGCAGTTTAAGGAAGCGCCAGTGATGGCAGCGTTGCCAAGAGTATTGATCAACCAGGTCCAACGGTCGCCAGATTCCTGTTTGGTCCGATGTGGTCCGAGGTAGCTGAAGGTATTCAGTCGTTCGAACAGATAGGTCTGGACGTATTCGTCGGGGACGCGGCATAGCTGCATCACCCACGCAGCGAAGTTGGCGAAGACCTTGTCACAGCCTTGGTCCCAGCTGGTGTAATCGTTTGTAGTGATGGGGCCCTGGGACCAATGCTTGCGGTACCAGCGGGACATATCGTCTGGTGAAGCGCGGCAGTGAAGATATGTGCTCGGATAAGCATGTTTCATTGACAGGCGTTCGACGAAGAGGGCAAACGGAGCATCGCGGAACTGTTTCGTCAGCGGAAACTCGGACACGATTTGTCCGGCGGTAGCTGCAGCGAATCGTTTTTCCTCTTTCTTCACGTATTGCGTTTTAAGGAACAGTTCAGTGTAATTGGGAGCTTGGTCAATATTGTCTTTCCGTACCGAATTGGCGATGCCAGCAAGTGTGCGCTTGGAAACCCATGGACTTAGGAAGTCGCGGGAGCACTGGTCGAAGAGAGCTTCATCAAATGGCGCGCTGTTCCATGAGTCTACGTCGAAAAACTTAGCGAACCCTCGCTTGAGTTGTTTGAGCCGGGCCTTGTCGAGGCGGCTAAGATCTGATGAATCGTTGCCGAGAACGATGCGTTTCCTTTCAGAAATGATCTGAGTGGC